CTGGTGCTAAAGAATGGTATGAGTATATGAAAGCTCAACCTAATGGTGAAGATTGGATAACAAAATATCACCCATGGTTGAACGAAACAAAAGAAGTAGTGGGGTTAGAGGAATTTTTCTAATGGGAAAATTTTCCACAAAAGAAAGTATCAAAGAATTTGCTTCGTGGGTAAATGTTATCCATCTAGTGCACGAATTATCTGAAAAAGAAAATGTGAGACATTTATGAGAAAAATCATAGCAGTTGGTGGAGTTCCAGGAACAGGTAAGACTTCATTGTTTCGTGAGTTCATATCAAAACATACTTGGGAAAGGGTTGAACCAATAAAATTACTATCATCAATGTATTGTAAAGAACTTGATCTGTATATCTTTGGTAAGTATGAAGAAGGAGAAGTCTTTGCTGGTACCGACAAACTTAGTATGTCAGTTCAACCAAACGCCCAAGAGTTTGTCAAAACAACTACGTCTAATGTATTGTTTGAAGGCGATAGAATCTTCAATAGATCGTTCTTGGAATTTGTATCTGAGTTACCTAATGTTGACCTTCAAGTAATCTATTTGAAAGTTCATCAGGCATTGTTAGAACAAAGATATTCTGATAGGGGGTCTGATCAATCTGATGTATTCTTGAAAGGTAGAGAAACCAAATACAATAATATCTTATCTAACTTTGGGTTGATGGAATACATAACAGAATTTAACAATGAAACGTTAGATGAACAAGCAATCATATTGAATCATCTGGATAGTATTTTTTAATAAATACTAATATTTACAGGATGATTATCGATGTTGGGATTCAGAAGTTTTATATTAGAAGCCAATTTAGGATTACACCCAGAAAATTATCCTGCAGGAAGTAGAGTTGTTTTAAGTAAAACTCCTTCCAGCGAGGGAATCTATAAAGGCAAACTTGGTCATCACAAATCAGGTGATGTATTCGAAATAGTAAAAATCTCTAAAGAACCTATAGACTATGATTATGATTTGGTCAAATCTTCTGCCAAGGATATATTGTTCATAACCGTAAAGGATAGTTCTGATAAAGAATTCACCATAAGACTATCAAAAAGTTCCGCAAATAGTATCTTCACAAAGGGCGATATAAAAGGCGTTGCAAAACTATTTGCAAACAAAGAACTATGTCCAGACAAGTTTGGTCTTAACGGCAAAACATTAACTGGGTTAGAAATTATTTCCCACCTCAAAAGTAATCTAAATTACTCCAAAGAAATTAACGATGAGCTCTTAGAGTTAGCTGTCAAATCTAATACTAAGGGTCTTATAATACCAGATACAAACCTTTCACTTATCCAAAGCGTAGACCTAAAGACCATATCAAAAGATTATGGAGAAATACTAGGCGCAATTTGGGTGATGAAAAACTTAGGATTTACTTCAGTCAAATTCCCTCTTTCTCCAAATGAACCCTTACTTGATTTCTATGCTAATAAAAATGATGAACCACCTTTAGCGTTCAGTATAAAGTCTGGTTCTGGGTCTAAAACAAGTATTGATAATATCATCAAGGCTGCAAAAGCTAATATCCCAGTTGGTGGTGGCAAGTTAGAAGATTACCTAACTCATGAAGAAGAGAAGGTAATAGAGGTGTTAAAGAAAATCAATACTCTATCTATGAGAAATGGTATGATAGAAGCTCATAAGATTTTAGAAACTGCAGGAATACAAGAACTAGCTAAAGTGATGGATATTCCTGTAGATAATATCACAAATGATACAATTAATTCTTGGCTTAAGGCAAAAACATTACCTGAGATAAAAACTGAGTTACAATCATTCTACTCTTCGGTAAAATCTAAACCTGATGAGAAAATGTGGACTGAAACTAGAAATAAAAATAGATTGGTGATTGGTCCATTAGGTCAATCATTACCAATATTATTCAACAAAGAAAATTCTCCAATGTTATCTGTATTAAACAAGATTGCAAATATAATCGTGATGCATCAACTTAATGTGAATGTATCAAAAAATTCAATAGCATTCAAAGTTTCTGAGTTTAAAGATTCAAAATTCGTTTTTGATTGGCAAGGTTACAGTGGTGGTGGTAAACTTGGGTTTAGAATGGTATAAATATATCAATACAACTTACTGGATAATTAAATGAAATCGTTTGTAGAATTTATTACAGAAGGCGGTAACGTGTTCGCTGGCAAAACCGCCTCAATCAAGTTAGAACATATTGCACCAACACTTGAAGCCTACTTCAAGGAATTGAAACATATCTTCCCTAAGAAAGCAATGATATTCAACCTTGAACATTTCAAGGCATTGGGTTCAGTTGGTTCCAAGCCATTTTCAGGAGACATCGACCTTGCTTTGTCATCACACGATTTATTAGATAAAGAGATGTCTGATAAATCTATGTCCTTGTGGGGTATAGACCCTAAAGCGGTTCACGTTGAATTTGCTAAGTTAGAGAAAAGAGCTAAAACATCTTCTCCAGAGCAATTATTGATGAAAGCATTTCTCAAAGAATTGGTTCTTTATATAAACAAACATGCGCCAACGGTATATGCAGATGAGAAAAAAATAACGCCAGGAAATATATTTACTCTATTCCCTCAAATTAATGAAAAAGGGCAGGATGTTGGGATTGGGGTTCAGATAGATATTATGATCGGAAATTTGGATTGGTTGACTTTTAGTTATCATTCAGATCCTTATCCACCAGAATCTAATGTGAAAGGGCTTTGTAGAACCCAGCTTGTTCTTAGTTTATTTCAAATTGCTGATATGTCTTTTAATCATACTTCTGGGGTTAAAGACAAAGCAACTGGAAACGTTATTGCCACTAACCCTGAGGATGCTTTAAATGTACTATCTGATAAGTTAAAGATAAAATTCACTAGAGAAAACACTAGAAATTATTATACATTATCTGAACTGGTTAAAGATAAATTACCTAAAGCGAAATATGATAAGCTAATGGATATATTCTTAAAGATACTAGATTCTACAAGAATAGCAGTTCCTGATAACTTAAGAGATGAATGGAAGAAACGTAAAACTCGTTTAGGGTTAACGGGTAAGTATCTTCCATCTGACGACCCTATGCGAGATTTTTTATAGTTTTACATTTATCGAAATGGTACCTTTTCATATTAGAACTATCGCCAGTTTTATTGCAATGAGGGCAAGTTATTTGCTCTCGTTTCTTTTTCCAAACAAGTTTTTTACCTTTAGTAACACCCACTAACTCGCTAGTATCAAACCTTGGATCATCTTTATCAACTTGTATGCAAATTCCAGTTGCAGCAAATTTAGCAGCAACCTTTACTTTTTATATAAATAGTTATATAATGTATTTATACTTTTAGAAAACTGAGGAAATAAGATGTATATAACTGAATCTGGAAGTACTGGAGCAGATCGTATTCAAAGTAGGGAACACTTCAAGAAGTTCTTAAAGTCATACGAAGAAGTATTAAAAAAGTTTCCTGGATTTGTATCCTTTACTCCTTCTGGTAGTTATAATAGCAATCCAGATAAGCAAGACTTTGGAGATATAGACGGCATAACCCATATCAAATCTGATAAAGATAAGACTGTCGTTAAAAAGGAACTTTCTGCATTCCTTGAGAAGTTACCCGATTCAGTCGTTGTTCCATTTGGATCAGAAAGATATAAAGGCAAACGTTCTCTCAATACTGGTGAGATAATCACAATTAGATACCATGATAAAGAACTTGACTATAGTGTTCAGATTGATAACATTATTGCCCTAGACCCAACAGAAGCAGCCTTCAAAAAGAAGTTCCTGGACTTCGCTGCAGAGAAACAAGGTTTGATATTAGGGTTAGTTAAAGTTGCTACTATCGAGCAACCATTGAAAACTCTGTTTGCTAAGATGGGTATTCATGCACCAACAGAATTACCTAAAGATGAAGAGTATGAGTTCAACCTATCAAGTATAGAACTTCAATTACGTCATGTAGTTTATGAACCAGATTCGTTCAAACAGAAAAGTAGAACAGTAGTTTGGAAAAGTAG